CTATTGCCACCACCCCCACCCCCACCTAATGCTGTAGAAGTATCAAATACAGAATCAGACCCGTTTGATCCTTGATTTGCTATTGTTGATGTTCCCGCACCTCCGGCGCCCACCGTGATTGTGTACGACGTTGCTGGCGTAACGCTCCTTCCTGTTTGTACAAGTAATCCACCCGCACCACCGCCGCCCGTATATCCACCACCACCACCACCGCCAGCAGCGACAAGAATATCAACACTCGTAACACCCGTAGGGGCAGTCCACGACCCTGATGCGGTGAATTGCTGGATGATCGTATAACGACTTGCCCCAAACGACATTAAAACCTGATGAATAGCGCTCATGTTAGCCCCGTTCCATTTATAACCCAGGTAGTTGAAGCTACCTTAATCGCCGTTGCAAGTCCATACTGTGCAAGTGTTCTTGTTCCAACAGTTCCTGTTCCGGCAAGATACATTGTATCAGTTGTAATTGGAATCGTAGATGAACTACCTAGATTCACAAAGGTAACTGCTGTACCAATAGGAAACGCTACAGAACTGTTTGCGGGTATTGTAAAGGTTCCTGCAGTCGCCATGTAGATGTGCTTTCCTACATCGCCTAGCACCAGCGTGTAGCCAGCATTCTGACTGTTCTGCGGAATACCTGCATAGCCATAATTAACGCCGGCAACAGATTCTGTAAGTGCGCCTGTACCTGCACCAGTAAGCAATGTGCCGCTAGTAAAGCTTGTCTTGCCCGTACCTCCACTCGTTACTGGCAACGTACCAGCTGTGACGGTTCCCGAAGTTGACACCAACTGCCATGAAGTTCCGTTGTAGTTAATCGCAACGGTTGCTCCATTAGTAATCTCGCCGCCGACCAGCGCTGCCGCGGCTACCTGCACCGCGGTCGGGCCTAGCGTACTCGCCCCTACCACCGTGATAGTTGCCGCCCCGCTATTTGTCTGATGTGCTTTAAACGTCAGCTGCATCCCCGTTGTTAGCGCAGTCACCAACGTACTCGCCGGCAGCGTAATCGTATAATTATTTGCTGCCCCCGTACTCGTTACAAAGAGTGGATTAGCTCCTCGATAAATCCAGTTGTTAATTGCATTCAGCCAGGTACTGAAGATCGTACTCTGTGCTACAAAGGTTGTATCAGCCATCAATCATCTCCTAGTTTACTGGCACGTATGCCGTATCAGCTCTTGCACAATCAGCTTCCGCATAATCAGCTGCACTTGTCATCCCCTCAAAACTACACATAGGCACAAACACGTTAGCAGGCATAGGTTGCGCCCAGGGCGGTGTCTGTGTATCCGGTACAGCTCTTGCAAAATCCTGCGGTTGCCTGGGTTCCCAGTGTGGTGGACACACATAGTAACCTTGCCAATGGCGCATCAATGTTCCAGCTTTAAACTTCCTGCCACACTGGTAACAGACTGCGTTCCAGTCGCCGAGTTCGAGAAAATCTGCTTTACCTAGCATTTTTATAGGCCGTGTTATAGTGCGTTGTAAAGGGTTCGTTCTTTGGATGTGCAAGCATAGTGTGAGCTTCGTTCACCTTACGCAGATACTCTTCTACATTTGCTGGAACCGCTGTACCATAGTAATGTTCAGTTGCTTTGCCCTTCCCATTGTAGCGTCTAATCGCATCATCAAGAGAGTTAACGCCTTTTAATTTAGATTTCTCTGCCAGGATAAGCGCGGCTAACCTCGGCCCATTAGCATCTGTAACATTAGGCGCATAGTGCAATTCACCTTTTATATAAGATGGCATGAGATCTTTGCCGACCTCCAACCCCAAGCGTTCCATATCTTTCCTAAACCGCTGGGAAGCATAGAAGTTATTGGTATCCTTTATGCCCATCCCTAGCCCCCAGTTCTCTACCATCGCTATCGGAAGAAGCTTCTCGCCTTGTTCTGGAGTCAGCACGCCAGTTGTTTCTGCAAGCTTTCTTGCCTGTGCAATGGCAGTTAGTTCATGGCTAGACAGCCGCGACTCCGGTGCCCAGTTGTTATCTAGATACTTCTGACGCGGATAGAATCCAATAACCTGATCTTCATCGTATTCAACAGGCTTCTCTTCCTTCGGAGGATTCATCCAGCCAGCTAGAGCCCTCAGTGCATCCTCAACGCCGCTCATTTAGCTGCCCTTTCCGCTGCACGTTCTTTATTTCGCTGCATACGTTCCACCTTCAGTTGCGGGCTTGCAGCTTCTGCCCGATCCCTTGCATCTACCCGCGCGCGTAGGTTATCGGCGGCCGCCGCTTTCTCGTTTCCGCCAAGATAGCGATCATATACTCCACGCCCAACGGCTGGTACATACTTAACCAGTTTTGCTGGCTCATCTAGGCTTGAGATTATCCCACCTGCTACCGGCGTTACATACCCCATTGCAGCTTCCCATCCACCTTTAAAGGGACGGTTGCCAGAAAGCTTATCCATCGTATAGCGGTTGATACCGAAGTTTTTCAGCAGGTTTTCTACATAGTCAATGTTATCAAGTTCAATCGGACGACCAGACAAAAGGTCTTTGATAATGTCACCTGGGATGTTGGCAAGTGTAAGATACGTTGCCAGCCCCACTAACGCCTTAGCACCCTTGACATAGTTACCTTTAGCAATCTCTTGAAAACCATCGCGCCTAATAATATCCATCTGTTTAAGCATATACGTTTTCATCTGATACAGCATACGCCCGTTAGGATGATTCAAGTACGCTTCGGGCATTTCCATTTTTGAGATTGGCTGAGCATCCGACAGCTCGCTCCAGATCAAACTCTTTGTAAGCTCAGTCTTGCGTCCTGCCTTTAAGTCGGCGACCAGCTGCCCAAACTCATCTCCGTAGGCTTGTTGATACTTCTCCGCCAGTTGCGCCTGCCCCTTCGTCGTACGCGCAAGGCGTTGGTTTTTCAGCAAGCTCGCATTGAGTCCTAGTCCCTTTGCAAACTGATCGATCGCGCCAAAGCCAAGCTTTAACACTTGCCGTTGCAGTTCTCCCGACCACCGAGCAGTTCCCATTTCCTCTGCAACGTGGTTGACTAGGTTAAACTCTTTTGCACTTACTTGCGAGTCGCCGGTTAGTTTCTGCTTTGTTGCTTGCAGTGTAGGCAAGAAACCGTGATGGTATATCGTAGCAATTGTATCGCCGATCTGAGTAGCCGCCGAGTGAAGGGAGCCAAGCAACGCAGCATTACTTGTATTTCGTACATCCTGCAACCAGCCCGTCATGGACTGTTCGCCGCCGATGAAGCGAGCCTTGAGAATATTACGCAGATCAATCTCACCTTCGCGAGTAAGTTTCCCCTCCTGGCGCATCCGCGTAACCATCTCAGCAATAGAACCTTCTACGTTGGTGAACTCGCCTGTACCAGCTTTCGTAGTCTTTAAGTCTTTACCAAAGAACTTGGAAGTTTCTAAGTCATGAACAGCCGCCGACACATACCGCAGCAAACTATCCGTAGGCTTCTCATAGAACTGCTGCAGCTTATCTTCCATCTCTATACCGCGACGCTTAGCATAACCAGCTTGCTGCGAAGTGGCGGGCTCAGCCAGCAACGAATTGCGAACTACAATTGATTCTTCTACGTCAGTCAATGGCCGCTGCTGTTCCTTCAGCATCTTCGCGGAGGCCTTTGCAAGAGCAATGTCCAGGCTCGAGCGCTCTGTTTCACCAAGAGCTTCCATCAAGCCCTTAAGATCCTTTACAACTCGCGGGAAGTAATCTGTAAGGCCTTTCTTAAAGCGTCCTGCTGCAACGTGCTCATCCCGAAACTCTCCAAGAAGGTTCTGCACTTTCCTCCAGCCATCTACAAGCACCGGATCACCCTTGATTGCTTCAGCTACTACTCCAGGCGTACCATCAAGCAACGCAGCATTTAAACTTTCTTTCTGCGCCGTTGGTAGTTTATTCAAGGCTTTCAGAAACGGATAAATCTCCGCCTGTGCTTGGCCAAGACGCTCAAGGCTTTTCCGCTCAAACTCCCTTGCCCGAAGTTTAAGTTCTGGTGCCAGGTTACCAAGTCGGGTGGAGACAGAACCAAGGAGGTAATCAAGACCTTTACCAACGGGCGCTATACCATCGCGAGCAAAGCGTGCTGCCTTGCTTCCTCGCGCACCAAGTATGCCGGCGCCAAGTGCCCCACTAATTTCCTCAGGGCTGTCGCTGAAGTAGTTACTTAAAGCCAATGCGCTGACAGTGCCCGCAGCAACCGCCGCAAGGAATCTAGGATCAGCAGCACCGCGCTGGCGATTGGAGAAGCCAGATATTTCCTCACCTTGATACTGGCGAGCTTGCTCTTTCATCGCTTCGGTTACAGGCGTTCCAGCACGTTCTAGTATTGGTACATCTGCAGCACGAAGAAAACGAGGATCGATTACGTAGCCAGCTCTTATATGAGCCTTATGCAAATCTTCTTTTGAGTAGCGCCCAGGCGGTAAATCTATCATATTAGTTTCAGGATTTGCCCAGCCACTTCCTGCTTCGTAGATGAAGGGTGTCTTATGTCCGTCCTCCGGATAGTAATCCATCATGCCGCTTTCGGCATCTTTAGCGTCCCGTCGTGCCTTCCACTCAGAACGAGTCAGCCCAATCTTTCCTAGATCGTTCCCATTTATCTCAGTCCATTTAGGATCAGTTACAAAATCTTGTGCGTATCGCTGTGCCTCGGGAGAAACTGCTCGATTGCCTGGGCCTTTCATTTGAGTAAGTTCAGCTTGGGGTTTTTCACCTTGAAAGGTGTCCCCTGTCTTAACCTCAAACGTAGCGTAACTATTACCTTTCGCATCACGAAGTGAATAGACTTCTGCATACCCACTTTGAATAGCTTCCCAACCGCCGTGTCCATAGCTATCCGATGCATAGCGATTTTCTTTAGCCCTTCCAGACTTAGCTGTCCATCCTGGCATTCCTTCTCGTAGATCGTAGCCGCCAACCGAGTGCCCCATAAAGCGACCCTCGTCAAAGAACTGGCCAGCCTTTGTTAGCTTTACTATGCTGAATTGTTCTTTAGATGCAGGTAAAGTTTCTTCAACAAGTCTAGAAGCACTTTCTCCCCCTGCCTCATTTCGATGGAGCGTGCGTTCAGGCAACTCTACCGGATCAAATCTTTTTACGACATCAGGATTATCAGGCGCAACGGACTCTTGACGAGCCTTAGCTGCTTCTACTTTATACGAAGCCGCTTCTTTAGCTTTCTTAATATCATCAGCTGCAACTTCTTTCAGCAAGCGGGGCAGATCGTAATTGGCACGTTTTGCTTCTGGGATTGTTTCGTAGTAGTCGCCGGCGTGAGTAAGAAAATCATCGATTGCTGATTGTGCGGCAGAACGCTCGCGGTAATCAACTTCACCTTTACGCGTTGAGTAATCAACTCTAGCAGCTCTCTCTGCTTCATAGTCAGCAAAGTTAACACGCGGGTCAGCTTTTGGGTAAGTCGTTTGCTCTCCAAAACCCCAACTAACCTCATTCAGTGGCAACTCTTTAAAACTAGGATAAGCATTAAACCCGCCTGGCATAGGTTGAGCAAAGCTCGTAGGCGGTTTCTTTACCAGCACCGTATCTATAAGATCTTCCCAACGCTTAAGAACAGAACCAGTAACTTCATATGTTACAGGATCTCTTACAGTAACTGGAAGCATCATATCATTAAGCGGATCTTTAGCTGTGCCCGCGTATTTATTTAACCAGTTTGTCACCATACGATACGGTGCTGCTGCTTTATCAGCAAACATTTTCTCGGCTATAGCAATCTGTTCAGCTTTCGGGCGTTCACGCAGATTAGGAATATCCGCCATGTCTTGCCTAATATCAATTCCTTTTACAAAAGGCTTTGCAATCTTCTCAATAGTTTCTTTAGGGAAGTATCCTCCTGGGCCTTTTACAGCACCAGTTTCTTTATTCAAACCTATACGAGGATAAAAGCTTTTAGGAATCCTATTTTTACCTTGGAGGAAGAACGAAGCCAGCAAACTCGCGACGTAACCTGCGCCAGCTTCAGCCGCCCCACTATCCTCCGACAAGGCAGTAACTGCGAGGGCGCCGACTGCTCCTGCACCCAGTGCCCCCGTCATTCCAATATCAGCACGACCACGCTGGTGGGGAAAGTAAATGGTTCCTTCTCCTGAAGGATGATCTGTGCTATTGAAGAGCTTGTCCATTATATCTTTTGTAACGTAGCGCCCGTGTTTATTTATAATATCTTGAAGATCTTTTACTCTAGTAGCATTAGAAAAAGTCCCAATAGAATTCAGGTCAATCAGCCCCGTATTTCCCAAGTCTCCCACATCTCCCCAATTGCCACTCTTCACCAAGTCTTGAATAAAGGGCAGGTACTTTTCAGAAGGAGCGCGATTCTGCTTTCCTTTGATTTGAGTGATAGCAGCTTCTTCGCCAGTCTCGTTAAAGGCTTTTAAAGGCTTAGGGTTTCTTGAGATTTCTACGGTTGCGTGGCTTTCTCCAGTTTTTAAATCTCGAAGTGAAAGTACTTGAGCATAACCGTTTTTAATGCCTTCCCAGCCGCCGTGACCGTAGGAAGAATAGCCGGAGTTGCCAGAGGCAGGAATCCAGTCGGGATGAGGTTCTACAGCACTTATTCCTCCACGAGTATTCATAGGGCCTTCAGGCTCATACCCTCTCACACTATGCCCCATCGCATCAGATTCCCGCGCAAACTGCCCCGGCTTATTCAACTCCACCCAGGCCATTCCTTCTTTTGAATACGCTTTGTAAATTGTCGCGTCCTTCATATCGTTCAGGCGCGCGTCATTCATCTTCTTTGCCAGCTCAGCATCCCACTTGGCAGTCTCTTTTACTGCGCGAGTGAGGTCGTAGGATTGGAGCTTCTCTGGCGAGACGTGCTCGCGGAGATAGTCGCCGACGTGGGAGAGGTAATGTTTAATTTGATTTTTTGCAACAACTGCACTTTGGTCGTACGGGTCAAAGCTAAATACATTTTCATTATCAGGCACTTTAAAAAAAGCTTCATTTTTAGCTACATTTTTATGCCAAGAAGCTTTATCTGCAATAGTTGCTTTATCCATCAATTCACCCCAGCTCTTCGTTCCTTCGCCATAAGGAATCTGCACGTCAGCAATAGGGTCGGTGGCAGTAGCAGCGTGCTTGTTGAGGTAATTTTTGATAGCACGGTCAGCCCAGTTCGATTCAGCTTCTGCAGCAGCTCTGACGCTGAGTGCAACTTGATTAGGAATACCTTCAGCATCCATGCGCCGAAGATACAGCAAAAGCGGCTCAGTTTCAACACGAGACCCTTTAAGCGGAGCACTCAAGTCCTCCAACACCTTTGGATGCCAGCTCGCCGGCTCGCCTTTTACTTTCATCACACCTGCAGCCGCCGCAATCAAGCCTACAGCTGTATCACTGTTTTCAGGGAGATTAGCAGCTGCAAGAGCACCGACTGCTCCGGCTCCGATTACACCAGTAGCAACACGACCACGCTCGCCTTTGAGGAAATCTTGCAACGAATCTCTTATACGAGAAAGACCAGAGCGAATTGTTCCTATTGGTTTATTAAGTTTTTGTGAAATCAGTTCGTAAGATAGACCTTCCATTTCATACATCTCAAAGAGTTCTCGGCGTTCTGGTGAAAGACTGTCCAAGGCCTCCTGTAGCCGAGCTCCAAGCTGCTTGTTCTGCAACTCTTGTTCAGGCGTTAGCGTCTTTCCTGCAACACGCTCTTCCACAGTCTCTGCCAACGCATCCGACATTTCTACTTCAGAGATTCTTCTTCCCTGAGCAATCGCATCATTTTTAGCTTTGTTCAAACCGATACGATAGATCCAGGTGTTAAGTGCACTGTCACCTTTAAATTCAGCTAAGTGCTGGTGTACCGAAAGCATCGTTTCCTGAACCAGATCTTGTGCACGAGCAGGATCGCGAGTAAAGCGAGTAAGAACCTTCTCCAGACGCGGTACAACACTTTTGTGAATTATAGCGAAAGCAGCAGGATCACCAGCAACGGCACGAGCTATAACATTAGGTTCATCAACGATCCGCGGAGCGATCCGAGTTTTTCCTTCTACAACTTTTCCTTTTGCAAGAACTTTTCCCCCTAGCCCCGCTGCAGCAACAGCCGCCAGAAGAGATCCGCCACCTTCACTCCCGTCACCTGCTGCCATAGCTTCATCTGCCCCGAGCAAACCAGCTCCAACCAATGCAGTACCAGAAAGCAACGCAATAAGTTTCTGATCGATTACATCAGGGCCAGCTTGGGCAGCACGTTTACCGCGCTCCACACCTTCAAGTTGGATACGTTCTTCAGAAGTCAGCATAGCCCGTTCGCCGCGAGCAACTTTAGCCTGAGCATCCATCAGAGTAGTCGAGGCTTCGCCTACAATCGGCGTCTCGGCTATGCGAGTCTTTGGTACTTGGCCAGCTTGTGCGCCGATCTCTTCGCCAGTCTTGGCTGCACGTATGGCGGCGATGCGGGCTTTGCTAGCAGCAATGGCTTCGGCGGGGGTAAGAGGGCGAGCAGCTTTAGCAAACAACTCATCGGGCTTAGCAGTAATTTCTTCTACCTGTTTTGCTAGCCGCCCTTCCTCAGTACCCGCTTTCTTCGCGCGATTAAACATCTCATAAACTTGTCCTCGCGTTGTAATATCAACAGCGGCAGCGCCAGGATAATTAGGCGGGGGAGGAGCTTCAGTTGGTTGTGCAGTATCTTGGTAAGCGGCATCCGCTTTTGCAGCATCGGCGGCATCAGCAGCAGCCTTCTGCTCTGCTCTAGTCCCGCGTTCAGCAAAGCTTTTCTGCAACGAACCTTTAACTCCACGAGCACCAGCCCATCCCATAAAAGCATCTGCCATGTTTGCAAATACACCAGGCGGAAGACCACTTGCTTCTCCTGCTTTTGCAGCTCCGTGTTCTACGCCCTTGCCGATTAGTCCAAACACCCAAGCTACTGGATTGCTGTGGTAAGCAAGTTCTGCTTCAGGCCCAAGATGCTCTGCGACCTTAGACCAAGGCGCAAAGATTTCTGCGGGAAACATTCCTTCTCTTTGCAAGCGAGCTATGTCGTCAGCGGTTGCTGCATCTGCACCGGCGGCCATTGCTCCGGTACGCGCAGCTGGTTCAACAAAGCCTGAGCCGCCGATCTGCGAAATCATGCCCGGAATCATATCCACCAAGTTTGCTGCAGCACCCGTTACCGTTTTTCCAAGACCCGGAAGTGTAGTAAAGTCGCCACCGCCAGCTTGACGTATACGCTCATCAAGTGGCATGATAGGAGTAGTACGACGACCAGTCTTTCCGTAGTACGTTGCCGCACCACCTGGGGTACTGCCCATTTGCTGAGGCGCAGCTAGGGGCGGCCCTGAGCGAGTCGGCGGATTAAATATATCTTTCACACCTTCCCAGATCAAGGCGCCTGGAGTAGTCTGCTGCCGGATGCTTTGATCAAAGGCATCACCACCTTGCATAAACTGCTCGATGGAAAAACCTGTTGGCTTAGTTGGTGCAGTTGGCACCTCTACAGGTTTCATAAAGTCTTCAAGCGACATACCCGCCATTATCAGTCCGCCTCATCAATAGATGTATCGACTTGATACGCAGGTTCCGCAGCAAGCGCTTCTGTTCTAGCCTGTGCTCCCTGCTGTGCACGAGTCTGCATTGTGGGAGGAGTTACTTGTAGCGGCTGCATTGAAGTTCCATCCCAACGCCCATGACGGCCATCAGCAGTACGATACTTACGGCCAGTTACTAAAGCTTTTTTATCTACAACAGACTCGCCAGTCCATGTTTTCATCATTGGTATTACAGAATACTCTTTTTCGTATTTTGCTATATTTGCACGCTCGTTTTTTTCGATCATAGCGCGCTTGGATTCTACTGTACTAGGAGAATCTATCCCATCGTTCTTTTTACGAAATTCGTAAAGTTGCGTTGCAAGGTCTGCTGATGCCTTGAACGATTTTGCTTTTGCTGTTTTAAGCGCTTCTGTTCCTGGTGCAGCATCTGCTTTACGCTTTGCTTCCAGCTGCTCCAGTTGACTTTTTACCTGCTCCATGCCAGTCATGCCTTGCATCACATACGAACGCTGCATTGACATACCAGTCTTTGGATTGGTTGCTATGAATTCATTAAAAGTTTGTGGAAGCTTACTAATGTCCTCACCATAACCAACAGCAGCAGCTTTTGCTTTATCGTAAGAAGGTTGATCATAAACAGAACCTGCAATCGAAGCCATAGCTTTATGGCGTAAGCCCAGTCCTTCAAGCTTCCGCTTCTCTGCTTCGGCCCTAGAGTTATCTGCAGAAGCTTCATGCTGAACAATTTGCGATGCGTCATTCAGCATCTTTATACCAGCTACAGGATACTGCTCTGCAACACGAGATGCAAGACCCACCATACGCTGGCCTGGAGTCATCTGCATAACTTGTGGCGAAGCACCTCCAGGTTGTCCAGGAGCTGGCCGCCCTTGTACGCCGCCAAGTCTTCCCATAGCTTCGCCGGCATTAAACTCTTTTGCAATGTTACCAATGCCGAGTGTTTGTAAAGCATCAGCTTCATGTTTTGCCGCTTGTGCAACATTCTCCCTTGTTTGAGATTCCATAAAAGCTTTCTGCGTGGGCTGCATAGCAACTTTCCCCTGCAGTTCAAGCTCCTGCATCTGAGCCAATGCTTGCATACGCTGATCCGCATGGGCTTGAGATATTCCGGCAGCTGCCCCAAACATATCAGCCATTATGATGGCCTTCCAAAGCGAGACAAGGCATTACCTACTGTACCATAACCTATGCTAGCCATGCTGCGACCAGCCAGATCATTAGCGCTACTTGTGCCCTGGATAGCAAGTTGACCGGCACCAGCAGGATTGTAACCGGCACCAGCAAGCCCGCCAAGCTGAGTTACCGCGTTGTTGTAGAAGTTTCCACCGTAGTCTTGCAAAGCCGCCATCATATTACCGGAATTTTGGTAGCCTTGCGAAGCCATCTTGCGCTGGACTGCGGTTAAACCTGCTTCATACCCAGGCATTGAAGTGATAGAATTAGGATTAGAAAGGAGGTTTTGGAGCTGAGCACCCGCTTGTGAGCGCCCACCGGACTGTCCCCAGGGATCAGCTCGTCGTGATTGATCAAGTGCCATTTGACGCATTTGCTCAGCTTTGCTCATGCCGTACAAACCGCTGCCAATGGAAGCCATTTGACCTACTGCGCCAAGGTTAGGCATACCCTCCATCATGCCGCTTACACCCGACATCATATTATCTAACCAACTGGGAGCAACTGATGCAATGTTAGCAGCAGCTTCTGGCGTAGCTCCAGGCATAAAAGGTTCATAGCTTGCAGGTGAAACGCTTGATGTAACTGGCCCTGTTGCTGGCCCCGCATACTGTAGCGCTTGTGGGCCAGCTGCTAAGCCTCTCGTCGTACCCTGTTTAAACCCTTCTTCCATCCCCTGCATGGCTTGATCAAAGTTACCGTACTGGGAAGCTGTTGAAGTTCCCATTGGAGAGCCAAGATAGTCTGAGGCTGCACCCATCGTATCATAACCCATAGCTGCAAGTGACTGTCCTGCTAAGTCTTCACCGAGAAGTTGACCGCCTACGCCATAGAGTTCATTGCCAGCCGCAAGAGCATCGCCTGCAAAAGCACCGGCACCTCCAACAGCTTCTGAAGCACCTGCCATCTCATACGCTCCCATACCTGCATCAAGGGCGCTAGCGCCTTCAAATAGAACTGGTTCAGCTCCGCTACACATATTAAATATCCTTTATAGTATTAACACCAACAACTCGGTAACCAAGTCGTTCATATAATTTCTGCGTTTGCTCAACCTGTACTCCAGTTGACTGCCCTAATCCTAACTGTGTAGCACCGTGTTTCTTTGCCCAGACTTCAAAGTCTCTCACCAGGCGTACTGCTAATATTCCTCCACGCTTATCTGGTGTTATGAACCATGCAAGATCTTTTGCAACTTTTACATCCGTAAAATAAGGCTCAACAAGCATCCCATAAAATCCGCCTAGCACTTCGTTATCCTTTACCGCTAGCCGAAAATACAGCATCTCTGGTTTAGTTATACTTGCCTGAAACAGCCGCTGTACTTTCTGTTCATTGAACACTTGGTGCTTGTGTACCTCAGATTCCTGATGCATCTGCTTTGCCAGAATCATTACACGCGATTCGTATTCTGCTGCGTAAGGGACGATCAAAACCAAACAAGGTCAAAACCGGCGTTTAAAAAGACAAACTTGGGCGGCCGCCGAAGGCCATCGCAAAGAACGGACTTGGTCACCATGCTGGCAAATACCTCGTTGTGCCATTGTCGTCGATAGGAATCCACTTGGTCGGATTGCCCACAGCGGGAGCATTGGTTAGTGTGCCAAGGGCGGCGGCTGCTCCGTTGTTGAGACTGGCGCTGGTTGATAGGGCGGCGGTCACGGTCGAAGTTGTCACCTTGGTTGCGGCGGCTGTCCCGAGAATCGGTGTTATTAGCGTGGGCGAAGTCTGCCGTACAATGTTACCTGTGCCAGTGAAACCCGCGGTTAGGGCAGTTGCCTGCGCAGAAGTCAGATGAAAGTACTCGTTTGCCGTTCCACCTTGCTTTCCGCTAGTGCTGTTATGCACGACAGCTCCGCCTGGCCCACCACCCGTAGCAGTCAAAAGTGCGGTCACGTCTAGAAACCACTTAAGCCAGATAGGGTTAAAGCGAGGATGCTTTCCCTCGAGATCAAATACAACAACCTCAGCATAAGTAGGCGGCGGTTCAAAAACGGCGGCCATCAGAGTGTACCCAAGTCAAGTTGTAACTCTACAGCTTTGATTCGGAAGGCTGTTGCGCTCTGATGCCGCAGGTTATAAGCACGCCGAACAAAGCTTCCATTGTTGGTAAGCACTGGCTGCTTCTTGCTGAGATCGACAAGCCTAAAGTTTGACCATTTATCTAGCGCATAATCACTATCGTTCTTGCGTACTTGCAGCACACTTCCTGGGGTCTGATCCGCAACAAATTTCATCATAGTCATTTGCTTGCGGCGATAGACCTCACCATCAAAGTTAGGCGTAACAATATCTGCCGTAATAACCGCACCGTTATCTGTGTAATAAGCTTCATTCAGCAAATACAGATACCCATCACTCTCATGCTGAAATATATGACGGAGCGTAACAGAGTTGTAAGTGCTTGAAACAAACGGAAAGTAGTTTCCATTAGTATCTGTCCACTGCGACCACATCTTTTGATCTAGGTCATACGCCAGCGTTATGTTGGAGGTTTTGCAAGTAATAATATAAAAACGATGGCCGATGTTTTTAAACTGAAGTGAATACGTTACCGAAAAATCTGAGTTATCCAGCAAGCGTTCCACCGGATCAGTAGAGATTATCTCTACCTTCGTACCTTCCATCTTAATAACCTGGGTAGACGCACTCTGGTTTGTACACACCCAGATAAGAATACCGTCGATTGACTGAATTGAATCTGACGTCACACATCCGAAGTTTGCTTTAGCGCCCTGCACTGTACCGAGTGGTGAACCAGTTGCATTACCTGCATCATAGAAAAGCTCAGTACTCCATTGCTTAAACATGACGGTATAGACAAGCTGCTTAGACAACGCCACGCCCAGGTCAGGTTCAATCTGCGCAGTGATTACGTTAAGTGGATTCCAGTTTGCAGGATCATTTATATCGCTGCCTTGGATCTGGGCATTAGGTGTTCCTACGTAAATTGTACCATCAAGATATGACCAGCCTTTGACAAAACTGGCGGGAAAATCACCATCAGTAATCTGTACCAATCCCCCGCTAGCATCGTAGTAATACGCTGCAACGCCATTGCCCAACAGTAATCTTGGCGTAGCCCCCAGGCACGAAGCAAAACGATAGCTGGTTGTTGAGTCAACTGTACCTGATACTGCTACACCGTTCTTGTAGAGCGTGCTGGCAAAGATCGAATAGATATCGCCAAGCCAGTTAAACATACCCAGACCTGCCGCGGCTGCTCCCGCCGGCTGCGTAGCCCTCAGCGTACCTGCTCGCTTGTAGATCCAGTAAGTCCCGTCTTCCACTTTTTCCACATAGCAATTAACTAACTTAGCATCTTTAGTTGAGTCAGTCCCACGGTTTTCCGGCAGCGTGATCAGCGGAAAGCGCTTTGGTAGCCCTACTGTTGGTGATTGTGGCATTAGCGGAAGTTTCCAGTAACAAACTGTGAACGAGAGTCCGGCACAAAGCGTGTCGGCGCATCCTCAACATCCCAATCTTCCAGCATGGTTCTGTAGGTCAACGCGCGCTGCTGACATCTATCCATGATTGCCTGTGGCTGCCCAGTTGAAAATTCATCCGCCAATCCCCAACGCAGAGCAATCCTCCATTCGATCGGGAAGTTCATCGTTTCCGTCACGTTGATGAAGTCCGTAACTTGTACCTGCAACAGCAAGTGTGCCGTACCGGTGGCTGCAGTAACGTCAGGCAGCAACCAGAAGAATACACTTAACTGCGTATCCTGCTTGTTCACAAAGTAAGAATTGATCGCACCGCTTTGATTGACCTGAGAAAGGCGCAGGTAATCATCCCAGGACAACACAACAAGGGGGCGACGGATGCCAGTGCTATCTCTGTAATACGCTTGTATCACTCGCATAGGCTTTGTCATAACAACATCGCCTGTAGGAGAAAACACATACGTACCCTGGCCGGCAACCAACGGAACAGTAGTATCTACATTCAGCCAAAGCTTTAACCCCTGCGTTTGCCAAAGGTTTATAATGTCCGTCAGTTTTCGCATCCCCGTAACAATCTGCTCGCCGTTAGGAGAATCGCCTTCCTGCAAAATACCTGCATCAAGATACGCATCCCCGATGATGGAGGCTGGTGTATTGTCGGCTGGTGCTGTCATGTTAAGCCCGTTCCGTTAATCATCCAGCGCGTCGAAGTCATTTTAACCGCCGTTGCTATACCTGATGCTGCAAGGGTACGACTTCCTGTAGTGCCAGCTCCAGCTAGCACCATTGTATCAGTTGTAATAGAGATTGTTACAACGCCGGCTGCTGTATCATTGATAAAAGTTATCGTTGTTCCGATAGGATAAGCAACGGAACTATTAGCTGGAATTGTCCAAGTACGTGCAGTTGTATCAGCACCTGGATGATAGATTTGATACGCACTATCGCCAAGAACTAATGTATACGCAGCGCTTTGACTGTTTTGCGGAATGATTCTGTAGCCGATTGAAAGACTATCCACAGTACAGCTATCAAGCGCACCTGATGCGGGCGTACCAAGTGCTGGAGTAACTAATACCGGACTTGTTGCACGGACAGGCGCGCCTGATCCCGTAGCGGTAGTCCAGACGGGCAGGGCACTTGTCCCACCGCCAACTAAGATGGTAGTCGTAGCACCCGCTGAAAGCGTTTGAAAAGCGCCTGTTGCGGTTGTACCGGCGGCTAGCAATCCATAAGCAGTTGTACCAGTAGCAACACCTGTACCACCATTTGTAACCGGAAGAGTGCCTGTGATACCAGCAACTGGAAGGCCGGTGCAATTAGTCAACGTACCTGAAGCTGGTGTACCCAACACTGGCGCTGTCATTGTAGGACTAGTCAGCGTTTTGTTTGTCAGCGTATCCGTAGTAGCCTTACCCACCAGCGTATCTGTTGCATCCGGATACGTAAGTGTGCGAGCTGTTGTTTGTACACCTTCCAGAGTCAGAATTGCGCCGGTTGTTGCGCCACTAGTTCCAAACCGCATACGCTTTGTACCGTCAGTTGGATCTTGCACATTGACATAACCAGTACCTTTAGCTACTAAATGCAGTCCAATGTTTGCATCAGAACCTGTAGCGTATATATGAGGTTGACCTGCTGTTGCTGCATTTTCAACTGTTATTTCATTAACTGCACTTGCAACCGCCGTTAGCTTTAAGATTGCAAGAGAGCCCGCACTATTGATTTGCGCGATTACTGGCGTAGCAATTGTTGGACTTGTCGCCAGTACATTATTTCCCGTACCTGTATTAGTAACACTAACCAGACCTTTAACAGAATCCGTTGCAACAGCGCTTGATGCGGTGAGGCTCGATAATATTGGCTGAGCCGTAAGCGTTGCTACGCCCGTAACAGCAAGCGTCTGCGTAAAGGTTCCCGTTGTACCGGCGACTGGCGAAGTGCCATACGCCAGGATACTAGCAGGTGTTATTTTAAAGTTGCTACCGCTTCGTGCAATAGGAAGAGCATCACCTGCTTGTGCAGGATTGCCGTCTGTTAGCGCCGAGATCTTTGTATCAGCCATAACTACTCCAGAAGAATAGTACTAACGCCATCTTCAAGCAAGATAAAATCGCCACTTTCTAGCAGAAGATCTGATCCTGGATGCGAATTACTGCCACTTGTCGCTGAACTCCGCCGCGCAAAGTCTTCTTTACGATTTACGATTTCCAGGTTCATGATAGCGACAGTACAAGAGTAATATCATAAGTTGCGGTTGCCGTTGCACCTGCTGTTGTCAGCAATACATTTCCCGTGCCGCCAGCACTAGCAGGATCACTCAAAAAACCAAGTGTCCCATATTCTCTATAGCCGTTACCGGCAGCCAGCACATCTATAATATCGTCTGTTGAATGATCCCAGTACAAACGAATCGATGTAAAACCCTGGATAGAATACTGGATTTCTTTAATACTTGTCTTAGTTGGAGCTGTGCCATTATCTAAATTAAGAGTAGAAAGATCTACCTTCGTAACAAGGCTTTCGCCCGTACCATCAGAGATGTTTGTGAAGCGCGCGATGTAGTATCGCGGCCCTTTCTGCACAACCAGCGTGTTAACTGAATCAGCCATGACTACTCCTTAACAGGGGCCGAAGCCCCGTTTGTGGTTAAACAGCAGCCGGATTGATAAGACCTGATTTGTCTGCAGCACCAGTGATTGGGCTGAAGTTTTGGCTAAACGCCAGCTTCGTACCAGTCGGGCACCAGATACCTGCAGTTGCATCCAGTTGCCACAGATAGTTATCGTAGCAATGGCCGGTGCAGGCAGTAGAACTGCTGCTGATAAACGAACCGCCAGTAGAGCTGGTGTTAGGACGATTCAAGCGATTATTGCCAAAGTCCAAATTCAGAATGTTATTAGAACCGCCGGCCAGCATTGCTGCGGTATCGTTCAGCACTGCGTAGTTACCAAAGTTAGTAAGGATGGTAACACGGTTAGTGGCTGATGCCAGTTTAATTGAAGTCGTAGCCGCAGTTGTACCCAAGCTTGAAATGCGGCAACCAGTGAATGAAAGACCATCCATGCTGTTTGCAGTTGCGTTACCGGTAACAATGCTGACAAAGTTCAGAATTGCACTCGTATCCCTAAACGAACAGTTATCAATTGCAAAGTCGGTAGGAGTCGTTGTGCCTGTTGCGGTGAACACCGAAGCAACGTCTGCAAAGTTAGCAACAAACAGGCAGTTCTGAATGCTGATGTTAGCCGCAGTAACTGGGATGTTTGCCGTAGCTGCCGTGGTGAAAGTAAAGGTTGGACGCAGCGAACCACCGCCCAGACCTACAATCGCAACACCTGCCATGTTCAGCGAAAGCACTGTTGCAGAAGAAATTGTTTCTGCATGGCCAGCCCCAACAAATATAATATCGCCACGACCTGCAGTGCAGCTATTCAAGCCATACTGCAGCGTAGCAAACGGCGACAGATACGTACCGCGATTGCCATCAGAACCACCATTGGCGCCAACATTCAGCACCGTGCTATTGTTCACCCAAAACACGTTGCCTGGCTGCATTTGAAGCAGTGGCATACCGCGTACACTTAGACCGTTTGCAAAACCATCAGGAAAATTTGTTATAGTTCAGCCGATAGGCATTTGTATTACTCCTT